CCATTTGTGAGCTAACGACATGTTATGCTTGCAAATGGGGCTATCAGCGCTCTTTGCGCTGCCTCCCTCGTCGTTGTTTTTCTTGCTTATTATCTTTCTGGTCCTTGGTTATTTTGCTCTCTCGTACTTATGGCAGTCCTTTTGTACTTTGCTTCGGCCATTGTGCATTGTTTGCGGTATTCTTTTGGGGCTATTGCTCGTGCTTGTTGGTGGTGCGTATTTGCTCCGTGGCGTGGACTATTTGTTCCTCCCTTCTGTTCAGGTTCCACAGGGAGTCGAACGGCCTATCCACCTGTACGCTCTGTCCTTTGCCAATATGAGCCAGCAGACAATGGAGAAGTTGAAGAACGGGACCATGAATCTGATGATGATGGGGAAGGATCTGATCGGGAGGCTCCTCGCCGTCGTCGGCGATTTGTCCATGAGGCTCGGAAGAAGGTTATCAGTGCGGCCCCAGACCCAGATGAACTCTACCCACGTTGCCAGTTCACCAGAAACGACTACCCTTGCTGTGAAGCAGGTAGTGTCGTTGAGTGTTACCAACGCCGATGGTTTGAACGGTACTCAGTTAAACCATGGCAACTCCACCGCCCTGAGTTTGTAGTGGTGTTTGGTGATCTTGTGGTGCCACATGCTATTGATGTTCGTGTTGCTCATCATCGTGGAGGCGATATTGCTGTGCGGAATGCGCAGGTGCATGCTGTGGATGTATACATTTGGCAAAAGAGGAGGGCCAAGTGTGTTTGGTGTGGTTTTTTGTTCATCTTGATGGGTTTGCTGTCCTTTTTCCTTCGATCATGGTCAGCCCAGATTTTGCTTGCAGGGGTGATGTACTGGGCAATTTCTGGGTTTTTGGTTGGGATGTTGTGTGGAGGGTCGTACATGAAGAGTGAGTCGTGGGTGTCTGCTCAGATGCTTTGGTCACTTGCATCGGTGTACCATTGCGCTGATGGTCAAGGCATGTTGCCTATGAGGGAGAGGGCATCGCAGCTATGTGGATTCAATTTCCCGGCCGCGTTGTCTGCTCCTGTCATTGACACCACCTCACTGTTGTGTTACAAGTTGATTTGCCACCGGTGTGCCTGGAATCCTGAGGGTTTCCAGGTGTCCACCGCCTCGTGAGGAAACGCACGGGTGTGGTGGGGAAAGTGGCAGTGGGCTATTCGACCCAGGGTCGTTCCATTCCGACATGTGTGGCGGATTCCTGTATGAAGGTGCGCAAACGGAGGATTTTTGTTGTGAAAAATTTCAAGCTCGACATGGTTGCTAGCTTGGGCTGTCATGTTCGTGGTGCTTGTATGCCGTTTCCTGATACTCACGACATACATAGTGCGATTTTGGGCGCTCAACATCGGTTTTGTCGGGTTGTCCCGAAACCTGAACGGAAGCTTTTGAGGCGCTTCCGATCATTTGTTCGCACATTTTTGCGCACACATATTCCACGGATCCCCGCATCTACGGACTTGTCATTTGAGACTTGGTTGGCATGTACCAAGTACAATGGCAAGAGGAAGGATGAGCTGCGTGAAGCACGGAGACAGTACATGCTTACAGGTAAGGTGAAGACCTTCTGTAAGGGTCATGTTAAACCGGAATTTTATGAG